CACAGCATCCAGCTTCGGTAACGCAGCTGACTATGTTGGCGAGATCGCAGTTCAGAACTTGTCATTCTCCTAAGCAGAGAACACAGTTTATTTTCTCAGGGATGGGAAGATGCAGAAAAGCGCCGCAAGGCGCTTTTTTGTTGATTGCAATTTATATTTTGTACCAGCTTAGAAACTTGTGTATCTTATTGGTGACACTTGCCCAGTCGCCCATTTTAGGTTGACGGAACAAGGTAGCGGTGCTGTACCATGGGCTTGAATCGCGATCCAACAACCAACGCCAATCTAACGCAAATTGACTTAACATAACCCAGGTTGGGCGACCAAGTGCGCCTGACAGATGTGCCACGGCAGTGTCTACCGCAAGCACCACATCCAAGTGATGGATCAAGGCTGCCGAATCTGCAAATGTTTTTATGCTGCCAGGATAAGCAGATACTCCGTACTTGACTAATTCGTCCTCTTCTTCGGCTGTGCAATCGCATTGTAAATTAATCCACTCGTAATTGGGATTACGTTTAATCAACTCTAACATGGTATCAAACGGCATGCCTTTGTGGCGATTGATCCAGGTGTCTCTGCGCCCTGACCAGCAAAAGCCCACACGCAACCTAGTCTTTGGTCCTAGGCGTGTTTGCCACTCACGTGCTAACGCATTGTCAACTCCAAGGTAAGATTGTACATGACTTAGGTTTGCTAATGTACTGCCAATTAACCCCGGAACGCTCATAATAGGAGTCCAATAGTCAAACACCGGAAGAGCTTGACCTGGATCAAATAACTCTGCAATTTGTGGAATACTCCGGAACAACGGTATAAGGTTTGGACTTACTGCAACAAGCACTCGCGCCCCACGTCCGGCTAAGTCACCTACAAAACGTATAAATTGTATATTATCTCCGTGACCTTGTTCACCTATGACCAGTATAGTTTTATCTTTTAGATCCTGACCAGTCCATCGAGGCTGTTCATAGTTTGGTAATAGTCCATTTAAATGTTCGTAGCGCCACCGACTTTCGTATTGTGGCCACCCGCGGCCGTAATCGCCACTTAGCAAATAGGCCACAGCCAAATTAAATTGAGCAGTTGGATGTTCGGGGGCTAGTTGTATACTGCGTTGTAAAAATGGAATGCCACCTGCAGGGTCCCCGCACTCTCTTAACACATTTCCGTAATTGTTAAAAGCTGATGCTGAATTACGATCCTGAACCAAGGCCTGTGCATAGTATTTTAGTGCTAGCTCTGGGTCGTTTTGTTCTCTGGCGGTGTTGCCGTGTGCTATTAACTGATCTGTATCCATGAACATATTTAATCTAGCGTACAACAGGTAAAATATTTGTTTGCCCATAAATACTTGTCAACGCAATAATGCGTTTTATGCGGAAGACTAAACCCTACCGCGTAGTGGCTAGAACCCACATCGGACTTCTTTAAGGAGAAAACAAAATGGGACGTCCTCTTAAAATTAAAAAAATTACCGAAGCTAGTTACAACTCTAGTACCGGTGCAAACCCTGGTGTCGATATTGGTTTCAACGCATTGATAGGTTTAACAGCACCAGTAACACCCAGCAATGTATGGACTGGCACAGAATATCTTGGTGTAGTTGGCGGTGTACAACCTACAACAATTGCTAGTACAGCTTATCCAATTGTCAAGTGCGAAGTAAATATTACCAACAGTTCCAGCGGTCAAACACCTGGATTGATTATTCGTCAAAAAGGTTCACGCAAGTTCTTGGTAGCTACCACAGCTGGTATTGATCCAGAGAATGCTGTAATTGGTGGATCACCATCTGTAGCACTACGCATCCGTGTAGTTGGAGACACCAACTGGGCAGCTATGGGAGCCCCAGCAGGCTACGGTGTAGGTACAGTTTTTACACCAACAGCGGCTTCTGCTGCAGGCACCTCAGGTACAGCTCAAGAAGTTGGCATCTGTGTGTTGCAAAATGATGTAACTCCTACAGCCGGCAACATGAGCATCAGTTATTTCAGCAACGACTCAACAGAAACAGCAGTCAGCAAATTGACCAACAAGTTCTTGCAGAACTTTGCTGGCGGTTGTGCAGGCGGCGGAGCTAACACTGGTGATGTTTGGAATCCAACTCTGGTTGTTGACAACGTAGTATTGGCCGACAACTTCTTCAGCGACGAAGGCACAACAGCCAAGTCTGGTGCTGAGATTGACACATGGGGCACAAACGGATCTGAGCAATTGGCAACAGGTGCATTGGATCTAGCAATTGTAGAAAATTACACAAGCTAATTTTGTTGTAACCCTAAAATCCCCACAATAAGTACTGTGGGGATTTTTTTATGACTCGGGCATTTATATTAGGCAATGGCATCAGCCGCCAAACCGTTGATCTAAATCAACTACAATCGTTAGGCACCATCTACGGCTGTAATGCAGTCTACAGAGAATATACTCCGGATGTGTTAGTGTCTACTGATCGACCAATAGCCACGCACATACAAGAATCCGGGTACAGTGCCCAGCATAGATTTTATACCCGCAGACCCATACCGGGCCTAGGCGCACAAGCAGTGCCTAAACCATATTTTGGATTTAGTTCTGGCCCTATCGCTACTGCACTGGCAGCACAAGATGGGCACACCTGCATATATCTGTTGGGATTTGACATGGGCCCCACTGCAAACAACACTATAAACAATTTGTATGCCGGCACAGAATTTTACAAAAAAGTGGATGCACCACCTACTTTTACTGGAAATTGGATTAAACAATTGTGTCGCATTGCAAAAGACCACCCTACTGTGCAATTTATACGGGTCCAAGGAGCAACTACGGCCAAAATCGTTGAATTAGACATTGTACCAAATCTTACACATCTTGATTTAACGACCTTTGTAGACCGCATAAATAACAAAAAGGATCTATAGATGGCAACCTATAAGAATATTAGCAATGATTGGTACATTACCGTTGACAGCGGCACGGGTACAATTTATGTTGACGGAAACTTAGATGTTAATGGTAACATTACCTATGTTAGTGATATTGCTGTAAATGACGCATTTCTTATTGTAGCAGCCAACAACACCGGCACAGTTCAGGACATGGGCTTGGTTGCTACCAAAGTAGCCAATAGTTCTTATGCAGGTCTTAGATTTGATGTTAGTGCAAACACTTGGCAAATCAGTAGCAGTGTTTATGGCAACGGAGCTCCAATTTCACCATATCAATCTATCACATCAGGAAACACGGGTGTTCCCGGCGGTAACATTTACGATGTTCAGGTCAACGATGGATCTGGCGCATTTGCGGCCAATGGCAACCTACAATACAATCCGTCTACTAGTAAACTTACATTAAAAGGTGTACAGGTATTAAGCAACATTGGAACAGCACCCACCGCAGTGGCTAATTCAGTATCAATCTATAACAATGCACCTGGATCTGGACAAACAGGATTATATGTAACAGGCAACACAATTGCCACAGACGAAGTTATGAGTTTAACTCGTGCAAAACTTTACAGTATTATATTTTAAGGAAGAATTATGGCACTTACAACAGTATTTGTTACAACCACTGGCAACACAGTTTATACCAGCAGTGGTAATACAGCAGTCACTTGGCTCAGTTTAAACAATTGGGGCCCAGCAAACGTAACAGCAAATATATTCACAGTACCCAACGGTGAAGTAGTGGGAAATATTAATCAAATTGCGTATTCATTGTTGTTACAAAGCGGCGACACATATCAAATTTATTCTGGTAACGAAAAATTATTGTTAAGCAACGGTGATTTTGTCAGTGTTAATGCAACCGCTAACACTGTGAGCTCGGTCACTTCTTATACCTCAGTTTAATGGGTAATTTTTTAAAGAATCGTCAGCTACAGTCTGGCAGTAGTGGGGTAGTCTTGCCCACAGGCAGTTCAGCCACACGACCAGACAATGCTCTTTTTGGTATGATACGCTACAATACCGACACTGGCTTTTGCGAATGGTTTAATGGAAGCATTTGGCAAAGCATGGGAGTTGGCGGAGTAATCTCTTACACAGTGGATGATTTTACTGGCGACGGAAGTACAACAGTGTTTAATATGAGTGTGGCTGAAGATACAGCAACTCAACTTATTGTATTTGTGGGCTCAATTTACCAAGAAGCTAACATAGCCTACACTGTTGATGGCGGATACGATATTGAATTTACATCAGCACCACCAAATACCGTGCCCATCAACGTAATTCACACCACAAACTAATCAACTAAATATCCTATACAGGGATAATCTATGGCAGTTAATTATGTAAAAGGGCAGATTTTATCAGGCATTCTTGAACGAGACGGCATTGATATTGCCATTGCCAACGCCAATGTTGGAATTAACACAATAACTCCTACGGTTGCCCTAGATGTCAACGGCAACATTCAGGCCAACAATCTTTCAATTGTTAGTAATGTTGGTGCTAATACGGCCAATATTACAGGCAATGTTGTAGTAGGAAATGTCAGCACTGCTGGCAATGTGGCCACAGGAAATCTGCTCACAGATAATCTGCTTTATGCCAACGGAGTGCCGTGGGATCTGGAAAAACCCGCCGGCAACACCACAGAAATTCAATTCAACGACAACGGTAATTTTGGTGCCAATATCAATTTTACATTTGATGCAACGGGCAATCTACTCACAGTCAATGCCACAGCCAACATAGCTAATGTTAATGTTGCTGGAAACGTGGCCGGCGGCAACATACTGACCACTGGTGTAGTATCTGCAACCGGCAATCTCACAGCCGGCAACGTCAGCGCAGATGGCAATGTGTATGGTAACAATTTGTATGGTAACAATTTGTATAGCACTGGAATTGTCAGCACAACTGGAAATGCTATTGCCGGTAATATACAAACTGTTGGCCAAGTCACAGCCACAGGCAACATCACCGGCGGAAACATCCTTACAGTAGGCGTGGTCAGTGCCACCGGCAATGTACAAGGCGCATTTATTTTAGGTAATGGTTTTTATCTAAATGGGGTTGCAAATTCTGAAACAGCCAATCGTTTGGTTAATGGAACAAGTAATGTAGATATTCCAGTTACCGATGGCAATGTGATTTTTAGTGTTGGCGGGTCTAGCAACATCATAGTGGTAGCAACTTCCGGTCAATACATCACAGGCGTTAACAGCGTCAGTGGCAACATCACCGGTGGCAACTTAACCACTACCGGAACTGCCAACATTGCTACTCTTGAGGTAACTGGCACCGCCAACATAGCGTTGACAGCAAATGTGGGTAATTTAAACACTTTAGGAGTGGTATCAGCCACCGGAAACGTCACTG